CAGCAACTGCTTGGCCCGGGCTATCTTGTTCTGGAGATCGGTGATGTCGGCCTTCAAGGCGTTCTTAGCCTTGATCTTCGTGGTGTTCAGAAGGTCGGTCTTGGCCTTGGCGAGCTTGGCCGTCCAGTCCGTGATCTCCATCTTCAGCTTCTGCTGAGCCTTCTGGGACAGCGTGTCCTTCAGGTCCTTCTTTGCGGCGGCCAGGTCGTTCGTCCACTTCGAGATGTTGACCTGAAGTGTCCGCTTGTGGTTGGCCGCGTCCATCTTCTTGCCCCAGTCGCGGGCGGCGTTGCCTATGCGGTTGAGGTGCTCGCTGGTGCCCTTCGCCCAGTCGCTGAAGGCCTTGTCCGCCTTCTTGATCTTCCCGCCGATGCCCGGAATCCATCCGAAGGCCAGCGCGAACCCGTGGACGGCGTTCGTGGCCAGGAACATAATCGCGTCGAACAGGGGCCGGATACCGAACACGATCAGGTCACCGAACGCCGCGGTGATGACCCGAAGCGTCCCCGCCCAGAGCTGGGCGAGGAAGTTGACGATATCCACGATGGTCGTGATCAGCCCGAGGATCATCCGCAAAGCCAGTGCGATCTCACCGGAGTGGGAGGCGACGGTCCGGCCAAGCGCCCCGAAGGAGTCGCCCAGCCCCTGCATGAAGGAGTCGAACTGCGGGCCGAACGCCAGGAGCAGTGCGTTGAAGCCGTCCATCATGGGGGCGAACGCACGCTTGCCGAAGTCCTTGATTCCCTTGGCGACGTTGTCGAGGAAGTCCGAAAGGGGTCCGGCCGCTCCCCGCATGGCCTCCTTGAAGTGCGGAAGGAAAGAGTCGGACAGCTTTCGCATCAAGCCGATAGCGTGCAGGATCACAGGGATAAGCGCGTCACCCGCACCCTTCCACGCAGTCTTGACCTCGTCGGCCGCCCGCTTCCAGGCATTCTTCACCGGCACCGACTTGGCCGCGATCATAGCGCCCAGAGCGACGAACGCTCCGCCGAATGCCAGGGTTACGGCACCGGCGATAGTAGCGCCCACCAGGCCAGCGATGAACGCCACGGCGGCCACGACCAGGGGAGCGGCTGCGCTGATAGCGCCCGCAAGGGCCGGGGGGATCTGGGTGTTGAACGCCGAGTTCAGGACGGAGGTGACGCCGTTGGCTATCCCCCGCATAGCGGCCATAGCCCCCTGGGCGCCCCCACGGAGGCCGTCACGGAGGAGCGTGCCGACACCCCGGAATCCGTCAGCGAAGCCACGGCGAAGATCCGGCCCGATACGCCGGAAGCCCCGGCCGAGAGCACGGAAGAAGCCCTCACCGGCGTTACCGTTGGAGCCGACGCGGGTAAAGTCTCGGTCGAGGCGGCGTGCGCGCTCACCGATACGCCGGAAAGCTTCGCCCGTCATGTCACGGGCGGTAATAAGCAGGTTTACGCGGGCCATTCCTCTCCCTCCTCCTCTACTTCCTGGGGTTCCGATTTCTCGGGATGCCCCAACTGCTGAATCTTGATCATGCGGAGGATTTCTGCACCCTCCGTATAGAGATCCGACGGCAGGCAGTGAAACCTGTCGCAAAGGCCGAGGATCAAATCAGCCTCGGCCAGCTCCGGCGGAATTCTTACAACGCTTCCATCGTCACGGGTTGCCCCGGGAACTGCGACCCATTCGTTGAGCCTTTTCCCAGGTCTTCGGAGACGCCCACCATGCAGCCGAGCCACGCCTGGACGATATCGAGAACGAACTCGAAGTCCTGATCGTTCAGGGCGTCCTCGGTGGCCGGGATTTCGGCGCCGTTCTCATCTTCGAGGTTCCAGGAGACGATCCCGTTACCGATAGAGGCGAGCAGCTCGTCGAAGTTCCCGTCATCGGCCGTCTCGGTGGCCGCGATCAGCTTGCGGACCTTACCGAAAGAGATCGACTTCATGCGGACGGACAGTCCCTCGTACTGGGGCAGATCGAGGGTGTAGATCGTCGGGACCTTGCGGTAGCCCATGGTGTTTCCTCTCAGAAATCTCGGGTGCGGCGTTCCAGGATGTGCTCGGCTATGTCCGCGAACTTCCGCTCCAGCATCGAGGTCACGATACGGAAAGCGTGATACCCGCGGAACCGGGTAGTGACATTGCGGGAGCCGACGCCTTCGAGCCAGGGCCCGTAGACCGGACCAGCGTACCCGCCGTCACCGATTTCGAGCCCGGTGGACGTGTTCCTCGCGTAGACGTGCGATTCGTAGTATCCGGTGGGTCGCCGGAAGTCTGCGTGGTAGATGTCCAGGATCTTGTCATGAGCCCAGTCCGCACCGGCATGCTCGGCCTCGTCGACCACCTCGTTCATGATCTGCCGGGCGCGAGCGCCATGCTCGGCCAGCAAGGCGCCGCTGAGAAGCTCGTGTATGTCGATACGGACCAGGTCAGCCATGACTACGACCAGGTGGGGACAGTACCGTCGGCGAGAACGCCGGGAGCCTGCCAGGTCAGTTCACCGGAGTTGGAGCGGGTGAGCTGGTAGTCGGTGATCAGGCACTCGTTGTTGAGCGTCTGAGCGGCCACGACGATCGACACGGTCCGGCTGACCGACGTCGAGGAGACCGTCTTCAGGACGGCGTGAGCCGAGGTGGTCGCCGTGAAGTTGGCAACCCCGTTGAGCGTGAACGAGAAGTCGGCCAGGAGCAGAAGGCGCTCGATAGCGGACTTGTCGATGCCCGTGATGTCCTGGACGGCTCGCGGGGTCGCGAAGTCGAAGTTGGTGATGTCGTTACGGATGTCGCGAGGAGTGCCACCGCTGTCATCGACCGACAGGGTGGTCCATGCGAGACCGGACTGCTTGGCCATGGGCTATCCCCTTTCTTTGAGGGTGTTGAGCCGATCCTGATTCTGGGCGAATTCCTCGACCCAGAATTCGGCTTTCTTGTGTACCCTCGTCGGTGTCCTGAGAGGGTTTCCCCGGCCGTCCCCGCCCCTTACGGAGAAGACTTCCGGGAGATCTGTGCGGACCTTGTGGGCGGTAAAGCATTCCTGATTGCCCGAGAATAGCAGGGTCACCAGGCCATTCACCTGAGATTCCACCGTGTAGGCCCGGCCGGATTTGTGCTTGATGTAGTACGCCTGCTTCTGACCTAGCTCGCTATTCAGGTCGAGGCTCATCTTCCAGCCGCGGAGATACTGCGGGCATTCGACTTCTTCGCACGTCGCCTCCCGGTGTGCACCCTTCGGCGCCCGGATGGAAAACGTCTGATACGCCCTTGCGGGGAGCCCGGTCACAGCACCCTCGCAGCTTCATTCTTGTTGATAGCCACGACGAACGTGCACTGAGAGAAGGTGCCCGTTGTGATGACCCGGAGGTAGCGGGCGACCGAGAGGGTGGCCGATGCCGACTGAATCCGCTCAAAGGTGGGCGCCGCCGAGACCGTGGTGAACGTGCCGCCCACGACGTCGGTAAAGGTGATGTTGTCCGGCGAATCCTGAATCTTGATGACCACCGAAGTCCCGGTGAACGAGAACACCTGGAGGTGCGCCTGGAAACCGAAAGCGGCAGCGGCCAGAGTGTCCAGCGCCGCGCCGTTCGTGGCCGTGGTGTCGGACCGCTTACCGGCGGTGAGCTGAACCGACCAGTCGGCGCCGAACCCGTTGGACTGGGCGTTCACGCCGAAAGCGAGAGAGCCGTCCGTGCCGCGGTTCGGGTCGTAGTTGATCTGCTTCCCGGTCATGCAGAACGCGTCGCTCCCGATGGCCTGGCCGTGCAGGTACATGACCTGCGTGTCGGCGTACGGCAGGGCGCGCAGGGCGAGGTGCTCCCCAGCCAGCGGACCGCCGACAGGCCCCGGGTTGAAGAACGTGGTGAACTCGGCCGTTGCGTCACGAAGGCCGTAAATCCGCTCGTTGGCCGAGGACGTGATCCCCGTGACATCCAGCGTGGTGTGCGGGGTCGCCAGCGACCCGATAGCCGAGGTGTCACCACCGATGTCGTAGCCACCGATGAAAAGTTGATCGCCTAGCCCTGACTGCTTTGCCATGTCCTATTGCTCCTTCCGACGCTCGTGCGTTCGGATCGCGTGACAGTTTGCGCACACTAGGTCGCACTTAGCGACTTCGGCGACAACCTTGCCCCAGGCCTTCCTAGCGGTGGCCCCTATGGTGAACTCTTTGGTGGCGGGGTCCCTGTGATCCCACTGCATTACGTACGGCGGATACCAGACGCCGCAATCCATGCACGGCCCGTCCTTGATGGCATTGAACCTGGCTCGCGCGTCATCGTAGTTACGCTTCGCATTGCGTACCCGGCTACGGTCACCGATCATCTTGGCGCGCTCCGGGTTCTTCTTCCGCCATTCGCGCATGTAGGCGGCCTTCTCTTCGCTATTCACTTTGCGGCCAGGCGTCATTGACGAAAACCGGGACGGTGAGTGTCATGACCCGGTACACCTTGTTGTCGATGTTGATGTATCCCGACTGGGCGCCGAGAGGATGCCGGGCATGCCCGGACTGGACGCCCAGAAGGTCTATCCACGCAACGTCCCCGCCCAGCGTGAAGTCGCCGGAGTATGCCTCGAACAGAGCGTCAGAGGCGATCATGATATTGGGGTCGATCATGTCCTGCGGGTTTTGCAGCATGTTCGAGTAGATCCGGACGTTGAACGTCACCCGGGCCGTAGTCGAGGACAGGCCCGACATTCCGCGGGCTGGCAGGATGCTGTCCACCCACATCGCGCACGTCAGCCCGCGGCCGGGGGCGTTCTTCGGCTCATGCTGGTTGACCCGGTCGAAGTATCCGGACGCCATAGCGTGAGAGGCCAGGTCGTCGATAATGGCCTGAGAGTTAATCGCCATCCGGCACCTTCTCCCACTTCGAGTCGGAGTTCAGATTGCCCTCGAAGGAGAGGTTGCCCGCAGGCGTACTCATCCAGTACTCGGCGATCTGCTCCGGCTCGACCACCATCCGATAGCCCTCATGCTCGATCGTGATCCTCATCGAGTCACCCCATCGTCGAACCACCGGTGGCAGCAGGCGTCGCGAGCCCGCTGGTCCTGATGCTCATCATGCGTGCCAGCGATCCGGACACACTGTTTCCCGGTGAGGGGCGAGCGCTCGGAGCACTGGGTATATACGCCGTCCATGTCAGATCGCCCTTCCGTGCTGCCCGCGCTCCAGGGTGCGAACCCTGTGACAGTTCGAGCAGACTACTTCGCACTTGGCGATCTCTGCGAGGATTCGCCTCTCGGACGTCAGGCGATGGACCATGGTCGAGATCTCGTCCTCCTTCGGCTCGTTTCCTAGATGGTCGAAGTCCATGCAGATGAGCGGGAACTTCCCTCCGCAGTCTGCACACGGAACATCCTTGTGCGAATTCACGAGAACTCGCAGTGTGGCCCGTCGGGCGATCCTCTGCGCCTTGATGGCCTCACGTCCGGCTGGACTCTCGTGGTACGCCTTCTGCGCCGCTGCGGCACACCTCAGGCAGCGGGACCCCCGGCCGTCAGGCTTCCTGGACTCCCTGACGAACTCTTCGCTCGGCTTCTCCGTCTTGCACTTAGCGCAAGTTTTCACGGTAGTCATCTTACACTGCACGCTTCCGGAACTTCCGCTTGTAGCGGCGGGCGCAGGCCTTGCGAATGTCGGTCAGGCCACGACCAGAGACGACGTCCGTACCGGCGGAGTCGCGCTCAGCTTCATCGGAATACACGCGGGCACCATAGGCCGACCACTCCTGCTCCAGGCGGGTGATGGCTTCGGCTCGGCACAGGTCGCGCACCAGGTCGGGGACGACCCACTTCGTGACGGCCGCGCCGTTGCTGTGGGTGACCGCGGTGGTGCCGAGAGCGCCTCGCTCCACGGTCAGGGCGCGGAAGGTGTACAGCGTCGCCCCGATGGAGTGGGCGGCCAGCGTGGACCCGTCTACGGCCCGCTCGACCGTCAGGTTGACGCCGTTGTTGTCGATGATCCGCATGCGCTCGGAGTCGATCAGTAGGATCTCACCCACGTTGAATCCGGCGGAGATGCCCACGATCGACTGGTTGTTCTTGGCCGCGGTGAGTCCGGTCCCGAGGTTCACTCCGGAGGTGAGGCTGGAGCGGCCCGTTACGGCCATTCGCTCGCCGTCTACGGTCAGAACGTGCCCTACCCCTACCAGGGAGGCGTCCGACACGTTTACGGCCGTCTGAGAGGCGTTCAGGGACGCGCCCAGGATTCCGGCAGGCTTCTGGTCGTTGCTGTAGCCCCAGGTGCCGGTGATCCGGATGGCGCGCTGAAAGGTGTTCGCGTTGGTGAACGCCTGGAGAGACGAAAGGTCGATCTCCATGTGCGTGAAAGGCGGCCCCGAGTTGACAGGCTCCAGGAACACCGCGGTGATCGGCGTGTTACCGGCGAGGATGTCGGTGAAGCTGATCAGCTCGTTCTCATCGAACCACAGCCGCCACGCAAGGCTGTAATTGAACTGCGGCCAGCGGAAGTAGCGGATCGCGTCCCGGGGGGCAAGCCCGTGCTTATGCCTGTTGAGCCAGCCATCGATGTCTTCTGATGCGCTGGCGATGGCAGAGTCAATCTGCGCGGATCGGTTGGCGGCCGACTTCACGTCGAAGGCGTCCATCACCTCTTCGCGCGTCGTATAAAAGACGCGACCCATCTACCTCGTCCTTGCTTTCGGGGATCGTGAGGGGATCGAACCCTCGGAAGTTGGGGAAATATTTAGTTGTGACCTTGGGACAGTGTAGCCCCTCAGTAGGCGCCCGGGTATTCTCCCCAGGCGTAGGCGTCGTGCGGGTACTGCAAGCCGTCCCACGGGCAGAACAGGTTGGTGTCGATACCCTCCCGCAGAGGGGTGTAGCAGATCGGGCACGACCTCGGCTGAGTGGTGCGGTCCAGGTCGTCCAGATCTCGGGCCTCCTGGATCATTGCGACGATCTTCCATCCCATCGCCATACTTACGTCCCCTTTATATTCGTATAGATCTGAGCGAACAGAGACGTCCCGGAAGCCATGGCGGCCCCCAGCGCTGTCCACTTCCAGCGTTCGAGAGATGAAACCCGGACCTTGAGATCCGGCACCTCCTTCATCTGCTCCTGAAGCTGGGTCACCGCGACCAGGGTCTCAACACCCCTAGCCTCGATGGAATCCAGCTTGTCCAAGATCCGCCCCTGGTCCATTTAGTTGGCCTCCATGAAGGTGGCGGAGACCGTCCCCCCACCCTTGATGGGGTCCAGGATAGAGGCTCGCCAGTAGCGATAAGCACCGCGTGAAAAGTCCAGGCTGGACGCTCTGCCGTCAGCGGTCGCAAGCGACCCCATAGGCACCCAGTTCAGGGAGTCATGGGACGCTTCGATGCTCACAATGCCGCCCGTAACGAGACCAGATGTGAAGACCACACACGAAACATCCTTCTTCGCGACAGTGAAATCCACAGCTAGCCCGACGGTCGCCCCCTTGGCGTTATCGAGTGAGGTCTGAGCCGTGGGGCTAGCCATTGAGTTCCGTCCAGGCGATAGAGAAGTTCCAGAAGTGCCCCGCGGCGCCCTGGTCCTGCCGCATGACGATTCCCTCACCCGGGCGAACCAGGAAGGGGTTAAAGCCAGGCGGTGGCTCGATACGCTCGATAACGCCGGTCGTGTTCTGGCCCTGTATCAGGCAGGGCGGACTATTGAAGAACGCCCCATCCACGCCGGAGATCGTCGGGTTGCCGTACCTGATCTCGGCAGCGGGCATGAAGACCTTGTTGTCGAACGCGCATATCTCGGACGAGGTGGCCAGCGTTCCGCCCGTCGGCTGGACGGTGATCCGGTAGCCACGCATCGGATACGAGGGCGAGGCCACAGTCGCCATATAGGAAACGAACAAGCCGCCGAACGCGATCGTCTTGCCCGAGGTGACGGGGTTCCACATCGAAACGAAGTTCTTCAGGGCGACCGTCGAGTCCTCGCGCTGCCGAGAGAAGATGTACTGCGCGGTAACGTGCGTAACGGCCATCAGATGATCCCGTCCACCACGTAGATGTTGATGACGCCGGAAGTTGTGTTACCGGCGTTCTGTACGGTGACCTGCAGTGGTCCGCCACGGATCCACCGACGATAGATCGTGGTACCCGCCAAGCCGACCAGTGGAACGTGATGGGAGGCTAGGGTGTTCGACAGGTTCGAGCCGATAGAGGTGGCCGCGCCGTTATCGAACACCGAGATCCCCAGAGCGTCCAGGCAGTCGACGTCGTACAGGTCGGTCGGCTGGGTGATGCTAGTCCCAGGCACGAATTCCACGCCCAGGATGGTCCCCGTCTTGGCGTTGAACGTCGACCCGCCCACGTTTCCGGACGCGTCAGAAACCCACGTGACCTGGTAGTTCACGATGGTCGGCTTCACCTTGATGGGCGAAACCAGGATGGCCCCGGACATGGTCTCTCCCCTATGCGGGCTCGACTATGAGCCACGCAACTGTAGAAGTGTCCAGCGCGTTGCCGGATGTGATCGAGAACGATGTACCGGCTATGCGCCCCGAGACTCGCGGGAAGCCGACCGTGCCGCCATCGGCGTCGCCGGTCAGGAAGATGCGAGAGATCGCGGTGACAGCGGTTGTGGGAACTACGGCCGCGCCTGTGACGAGAGTAGCTACGCCCATACGGGCATTGACGCCCTCCTTGATCTTCAGGCCCTTGCCGACAGTCCCGGCGATCAGGTCACCGCTGGCGATCGTAAAGTCACCGCTCTGCGCACCAGCCGGATTGAAGAGAGGCATGTCACCACTCCGTCAGGCGTGCGTTACCGTTCGCCGAGGCCCAGATGCCGTCCACGCGCCCACCGAACAGAGGTCGGGCGATCTCGTAGTAGCCGTTCGCGGCAATCTGAACGGTGTAGGACGACGTCGAAGCCGTGGTGCCGAACTTCACGTACAGCACAGCCGTCGAGTCGTTGAAGATGGTCCGCCCGGCCGCCGCCGCGTTCGCCGCGAAGAGCGTCACGCTGGACGCACTCGAAGCCACACTGGTAACGGTGGCGGTCTGCTTGTTGATGTACGACATAACCAGCCCTCCTCGGTACTGGACACGAAAAGAGGCCGCCGCCCACTGACGACGGCCCCAATTCAGTTGAGTCAGGCGGCCACGATGTAGGCGCCGTTAGTGAGCGGAACATACGTGATGACCACATCGGTCGCGCCGTTCACCGCGGCAGCACCGACGACGTTAATCACGCCGGTAGTGACGACGGCCTGGAGGTCGACGCGCCCGCCCACGAGGAACGAGGGGGCAGCGGTGGCCGCAGCATCAAGACCAACCACAGAACCGGCGACAGTGTCCGTGGTTCCCAGGTTGGTGGCCGTGACGATCGTCATGGTGTTACCAGCCGTAGGGACGTTGTTCACCGCGACGGTTCCACCATCGGTGGTGATGGAGGTAGTCACCTTCAGCGTGAGGCTGGTGATGATCACCTCTCCACCCACGACGGTGAACGCGGGAAGGGTGGCCGCCGAGAGTGCAAGTGCGGCCTTCTTGACGCGGAACCCAAACTCGATTCCACGAATCTGATCGCCCTGAACGATGACAGACATTGTTCAGCCCCCTTACGCCACGAGGGTGGACTTGAGGTTGGCACCCTTGCGCTGAACTTCAAGGTCATGGAGAACCGCGACGCAGGAACCGGCGGACGCCGTAGCGACCACAGAGTCGTAGCCGTCGGAGAGCTGAGCCCCACGAACGGTGAAGACGCCAGAGTCGTTGGTAGCGCCGCCCAGGGTGAGGACGTTGGCGGAAGTAGCGGCCGTGAGAGTCCACGTGCCACCAGTGTCGGGACCGACGTAGAACGCGCCAGCCTTACCCGGACCACCGGCGGTCGAGAAGTCATCGGTGCAGACGTTCAGCGCGACGGGAGACTTGACGCCCGTCGAGTCGTTCTGGGTGAACGTCAGAGTGGCTGTACCGGTACCCGGCTGAGCGAAGATGTAGCTGACCGCGGCAGCGCGGGACAGGGGGATTGCGACGGCCGAAGCAGTGGCGACCGTGTTGAACACACGACCGAGTCCGCTCTGAGAAGCCATAATTCCTTCTTTCCGCAGGGGGTTTCAATGCCCTGCTGATAGCCCGCCGGTAGGGAGTTAAAGGCCTACCGGCGGGGCACTACCACTACGGCCGGGCGGCCAGAGTGACGAACGGGGAGAGCGTGGCGCCACCAGTACGGGGAGTCAGAGCCGACTGCAGCCACGGGCGGCCGTCGACACGGGTGACGAACTTGTAGCTCGTCTCACCGTTCTGGAAGCGGAAGTGCGGGCTGGACTCGACCGTCATGGCCTGACGGTCGCCGATCAGGTAGTAGCCGAAGTCGACGAAGGAGATGTCACCCTGCGACCCAAGGGCCTTGACCTTCTCGGAGACGATCACCGGACGGCCGAGGATGCTCATGGGCGGACCCGCAACACCGTTGTTCAGCCAGACGGGGCCACCACCGGTACCGACCGAGAGCGCCATGGTGGCCAGCTCGGGGAAGGTGTCGGGGGAGACGACCCACACCGCGGTGGCGAGGGACTGGGGCAGCATGCGCGAGTACATCTTGACGATGTTCTCCCACACGATGGTAGCGGTCGGCTGGCCGGTTTCGGCAGCCTGGACGACCAGGGAGTTGGCGTTGAGGTAGCCCTGGGGCTGGCCCACACCGTTGCCCTTGATGAACGCGTCGTCCTCGAAGTACGACAGCGCCTGCGGGAACGAAGCGCGCATCCACGCCTCGAAGGAGACCGCAGAGTCCTGGATGAGCTCGTTCGGCACGTTGGCGAACGCGGTCAGCTTCCACGATTCGAGCGCGACGCGCCCGAAGGTGGCGCCGACGTCCGTCATGGCCGCAGACTCCTCGGTCCAGAAGGCCTGGACACCACCGAAGACGTTGGTGGTGTGGCTGGTCGAGTCGACGGTCGGGATGAGGACCCGAGAGGTCTCCATCGGGATGACCCGGGCACGACCACGCACGACACCGGTCTCCAACGAAAGCTGGAGCAGCTCGGAGCGGAAGGACTCCGGAACCAGGAAGCCGCCGCCGCCGGGCTCGACCGTGGAAGCCACGGCGTTGCGGAGAGCGGTGAGCTTGGCGTTGGTCGCCTCGTCACGGTAGGTGTTGTGCCAGATGGTCTTCATGTACTCGGCGAGCGAGCCGAACTGGTTGTCGAGCTTGGCGCCGACAGCGTTACGGTTGTAGATCGACGCGTCACGACCCGACTTGGCGACAGCGCTGACGCCGCCGTCCTTAAGGGCCTTCAGGGCGCCGTGCTGCTCGTTCTCGCGCAGGTAGTCGGCGAGGACCTTCTGCGTCTCGATCTTGATCTGGTCGGCGATACCCGAGTCGGTCTCGGAGACGTGCTTGGCATACGCCTTGACGACGTCGGTGAACTGACCCTCACGCATGAGGTTCTGAACCTTGGCACCGTCGGCAAGCAGCTCTTCGAGCTCCGCCTGCCCGGCGGGGATAGCGATCTTAGGCACGAGTGATTCCCTCCTTCAGGGAGCTCTTGAAGGCCGCAAAGTCCCAGGTGAACTCGGACTCGTCTTCCTTCGGTGTCACGACGGGCGCCGTGTCCTTGATGACCGGAGCGGGCGCCTTGTCCCGTCCAGCGTGGTTGTACATAGACAGGTCGAAGGAGTCACGCTGACGCGTCATACCCTCCACCTCGTCGACCAGTCCTGCATCGAGCGCCTCCTGGGCGCTGTACCAGGTCTCTTCGCGCATTCGGTTCCGCCAGAAGTCGACGGTACCACCGGCCTTGTCGGTATAGACCGAAGCGATGTTATCGCTGGTCCGGTCCAGAAGGTCGGCGAGCTTGCGCATGTCGGCGGCGTCACCCACGGCGGCTGTGAAGCCTTCGTGGATCATAAGCTGCGCCTTGGGGGCCATGATGACCTTGTCGGCGCCCATAGCGATGACCGAAGCGATAGAAGCAGCCAGGCCGTCGACGTGGACCGTAGTCTCCTCGGTGCGGTTCTTCAGGGCCTGGTAGATAGCCAGACCGTCGAACACGTCACCGCCGGGGGAGTTTAGGTGGAGCGCCACCGGGCCCTCAAGGCCGCGAATGTCGTTCAGGAACGTCCCGGATGTGACTCCGAAACCGCCGATCTCATCGTAAATGTAGACCTCGCTCGGGGCACCGGACTTGTTCTCGATCCGGTACCAGTCCTTCGAGACTCGCGCCTTCGGACGGGTGGGGGTCCAGTTGCCCGTCTTGCGATTGTCGTCGTCGGCGTCGTGATCGTTACCGGTCTCCCAGTTCTCCGGAATCATGTCCTCAGCGCCCAGCGCCTTAGCGCGCTTGATGATGTGCGCCTTAGCGGCTGCGGGATCACTGGCACGACCAAACGCGTGGATAGCGTTCGCCAGATCCTCCTTGGTCACGATAGGGAAACTACCGTCCGGCAGGGCATGACCCTTCTTCGCCAGCCCCTTCCGCTCCTCGGGGGAAAAGTCCCGGTTCAGGAAGTCCCAATCGCAGTAGTCCTTCACTTGTTGTTCGCCTCCCTTATGGGGCTCGGCTTAGCGGGTGGTTGATTCGGACGAATCCCCTGGTCCCCATCCTGGGACGGACGCCCCTGATCGGGGGCGGGAGGCTTCATGGCGGCCTGATGGGCCTCCTGGGCCATTTGCACCTTGGCCTCGTCACGCTTAATCTGCGGAAGCCCCACGACCTCCAGGGCGCCGTCCCAGTCCGCACCGGCTTCGATCATCAGCTTCAAGGCCTGAGCCTTGGTGATCCGGTCACTGGAGTCGGCTTCGCGGTCCTCGGGTACCGGATCCTCGAAGTCGAACTCAAGCCCCTTGGCGGTGTCGCCGAAAAGCGGCAGGAGGGCATGGGTAAACGCAGAGCGGAACTTGTTCAGACGGGGCCGGAGAAGGTAGCGCCCGAACATCCGCTCGTTGGCGTCGGCCACGGCCTTATTGACGTCCTCGGTGGCGCCGGTCATACCCTTCGGGTAGCCGAACGCCTCGCGGATATCCTCTCGGGACATTTCCGAGAGCTCAACGAAGGCCATGTCCTTCATGGTGTACTTGCGGTCGATCCACTTGCCCTGCTCCAGGATTGCCACCCGGTGAGCGTTCGCCACCCCTCGGTGCTGCTCCCGCCAGCGCTGCTCCAGCTCGCGGAACTCGTCGTCGTCGAGGCGGTCCTCGATCTCGATGATCCCGCCGGGTTCGGCGCTGTTCAGGAAGAAGTTCCGGTTGTACTCGGCGGCGAGGCGGTTTGCGTCCAGCTTGAGCGTGAGCGCCTGCATCGGGCCCAGTCCGCGGTACATGTCCAGCGGGTTAGGGCGCCGAATCTGGATCACGTCCTCCTTGCGGAGGGGGACATTCTCGCCGTCGGGCCCGACGTAGACGTAACCGGACAGGACGTCATAGGGGTCGGTGACAATCTTGACCCGGTCCGGGCGCATCGGCCACAGCTCGATAGGCCCAGCCGCCCGGATAGACCCGTAGCTACAGACGAACCAGCACTCACCAGCGCAGTCGTAGTGCTGGGTAAGGGTCTCCATGAACTCGGTGCGGTCCATCCACGGGTTCGGATTGCTCAGCAAGTCGAGAGCGGCATGCCGAAAGACTTCGGTACGGGTTTCGAGCTCGCGGTAGACGCGGCGCCCGTCCTGCTGCTTGCGGTAAAGATGCCAGCGGACCTGCGCGGTCGACTCGGCCAGCCGGGAGATGATGCCGAAAGCCGACGACACCTCACCGTACTGCTCCATCCCGCGCTTCATGTCGCTAGCAACGTTGCGCCGCGTGGCTCCCAGGGCGCTGAATACGCCGTCACGCTGCGTACTCTTGGGCGCGAGCGGGACGGGTGAGCGGTTCAGGAACGTGGCGGAGATATTCCCCAGTACGCTCACTCACGCCCCCCCTTGTCTTGTTCGTGGCTCCAGAGGAGCATCCAGCATATGAACCCGCCGACGATATAGCCAGCCGGGGCGTAGATCGACCAGACGCCGAACGAGATCAGTATAGCGCCCAGGACCGAGATCGCGAGAGTCAAGGCTTTCGAAGCCGTGATTTTGAAGGTTCTGAAGGCTTGCTGCCTGCGTTCCCGCGTCCTCCTCCAGTACTGTACACGCCTCGGGAGCGGTTTGGTGCCGTTAGTACGCGATGGTCCGGATACGCGGACGGGACTTGAGGTCGCGGTGCGCAACCATGTAACGAAGCGCGTCCATACCATGGTCGTCCTCCTTCACGGGATGTTCCTTCGGGGGCTTGCCGTTGTTCTGAGCCTGGACGGTACCGCGGTCCCAGATGTATCCGACGATCTCTTCGATGCTGCAGGTCGGCTTCTTTACGTCCGACAGGGCCTTGTCTCGTTCGACCAGGGCATCCTCGCACAGGTAGAGACGCGGGCGGCCGTCAGCCTCGTTGATGCGGAGGCGGCGCTTCACGGCCTGGATGCCGTCCTCGACCGACTTCTTGGCCTGGACGGTCGACATACCGAGTTCGCGCTGAAGGACCGCACGGCCTTCGGCATCGTGGTCGCAGATGATCGCCCGCGGCCTCGGATTGCGCCTCAGATCCATCTCGCGGAGGATGATCGGCGCCATCTCATCGACCGTGGTCTTCGTCCGGTACAGCTCTTTGTACAGGTAGAGGCGCCCATCCTCGTCCTCCGCCCAGAACTGCACGACCATCGGGTTGGTGTAGCCGAAGTCGACCGTGAGGTACCGCGTCCAGGAGACGGGCGGGATCTGCAGCCGCTTGTACAGGTGGACCTGAGGATCGTACTCCTCGTAGACCAGGCCTTCGGCAGCGCACCAAATCCCCTTGCGGAGCCGGTTGAACCGGACGCCGGTCAGGGCGTCGAGCTTCCCCATGTACGATCGCCCGGATTCCGTCAAGGCGCCGGTAGCCGGGTTGAACAGAGTCGGGTTGTCCTCGTGGCGAGAGCGGATCATCTTGGTCTTGCCCTTGTCGCACCGGATCTTCAGCCAGTGAGTGGGCACGTCGGGGTTCGCGTCAGCCATGAGCTGCTGGAATGACACCTTGCCGTTACGCAGCCGGGTAGTAATGGCCTCCCAGTCGGACTCGGTGAGCTCGGTGGCCTCCTGGACGTAGACGATGTCGTACTCCGATGACATGATCTTCATGGACTTGTCCATGCCGCCGACCACGATCACAGAGCCGTTCTTGTATTTGTAGCACGCGGCCTCCTTCGGGGAACCGCCGAACCACTTGACGTCGCCGTTCGCCAGATGCTCGGGCGCAACATGCTGTTCGTAGGTCACCAGGGCCGTCGACCCCAACGATGCAAGGGTCTTACGACAGATCAGCCCACGCATCCCAGGATTCAACAAGGCCATCATGTGCAGCTTTTCGAGGCAGGCCCGAGACTTCCCGGTACCCGCGGGTCCGGCGAACAGCACCTCGTCGCCCCGGAACTTAAAAAGCTCCACGCAGGTGCCGTGCGGCTGATAGCGGTGCACCGACCCCGGAGGATTCAGACGGGCCTGTCGGCGCGCCTCGGCACGCTGGGCGTCACCACGGGCAACCGCAGCGCCCACCAGGTCATCGACGTCGCTCACGGACCAACACCTCCACCTCGCCGGGAGTGAACACAGTCACCTTCCCGGTCTCGTTGTCATGGACGAAATACCCGATGATCCCCGGGAAAACCCAGCGCCTCCACGCCCAGAGCGTGATGCGGACTATCACGTCAACTCCGAAGGATCGATGCCGACAACCTGGTACGTGACCTGCTGGGTGTTCACGGAGACCTGGGTGCGCGCCGGAAGCTGACCGAGCTCCTCGGCCACGGCCTTCAGGATCGACACTAGGACTTCCTGGTTCCGCGGGGAAGTGCCGTTCGCCATCTTCTCGGCGGCCTGCTGATACTCCTGGATCCGGTTGATCTTCTGGGCGACCCAGACACCGGCGTACTCGTCGGCCAGGTTGTTCCTGACCTCCTCGATCTCCATCGAGTGCCGCTTCTTGAACGCTGAGATCGACGTCTGAGAGACGCCGTACTGAACGGCCAGGGCCTGCCCTGTCTTCTCGCCCAGAGCGAAGTCCCTGATCAGCCGGTGCTTGACCCAGCCCCGTTCCAGATGGTTCTTACCCGCAGGGCGCCCGTCCGACCTGGCCGGAGACAGCTTGCGCTCCAGCTCGGTGCCCCCGCCGTCCTTCGACACCACTACGTCCTTACCCGCCATGACTCCACTCCCATCTCCCGGGTATTCCCTCGGGGATTACATTTACTTTCGAAGCATCCAGTAGAAATCGGACCGTCGTGGGGCCGCCCGCGATCTTGAGCGCGCTTTGCAGCAGCAAATACGGACATGGCAGGCATAGCACCCCACACCCCCACACACCACCACGCACTGGGGCATGGCAGGGCATGGGGGACATATCAGGGCACACCCACACACACCATGGCAAGGCAGGGCACACCACCACATGCAGGGCATAGCCACCCATGGCAGGGCATAGCTACGCCTATCACCACACACCCACGCATACCCACCCACCTGCATCCTTTGCCTGGCCTTTACCATACCCACCCCCTATTGATCATGGTCCTGCCCTACACTGGTACTACAGCAAGGGAACACCGCAAGGGAACACCCGCCAGGGAGGCACACCATGAAGGCCAGCCCCACCACCCGCGAACTGATCTCCGGCCCCAAGGTCGGAGTTGCCCAGGCCAGTGTCACTCTCCGTCAGCATGACACCTACAACCTGACGACTGGTCAGGTTCGCAGGGTTGCAGATGCAAAGGGTCTGGGCGCCTACCTCCCCGGCCATGTCGAAGGCCTCAAGGCCAACGACCTGATCACCCTGGCTTCGGCCATCCGGATCAACCACCTGTGCCCGGTCCAGTTCGAGCGGACGCTTCGCCAGCACTGAACGGCCGGACCATGATCCCCGGTAGCCCCGGTTACCGAGGGTCACGGTCTTACCGATCAAGGAGAATCGACCATGAGCACCACTGTCAGCATCAACCCGACCGTTCTCGCCCACATCGCCCGCGTGGGGCAGACCGTGTTCTACCGGGACGAGCTCCATTACGTCTACCAGGTGGAAGGCGCTAGCTTCTATGCCTTCATGGACGGTGACGCGATCACCGTGGACCTCGACTTCCCGTACGCCGCGTGGCTGGAAGAGCCCCGCTACATGATCATCCCCGAAGGATGCAAGGTCGGAGAGGGGTTTGGAGTCGAACTTGCGGCATCGGCCCTGATGCGGTACGTGAAGTCTTGAAGTGATCATGGTAGCTCCGTCCCTGGTGGGACCGTTGATCGTGCCGGGTTCGATTCCCGGCCGGAGCACTCATCATACTTGCACTAGCTTGGAAGGATCAAGATCATGCTCAGCCCCGTCTTCATCGTCCTGTTCGTCCTGCTCGTCTCGCTCGGGAGGAAGCACTCGTCATGACTGACCAGGAGTTCAACGCGTTCGTCAAGTCCCTGCCCCGCGAGCTGTCCGAGGAGGACGTGCACCAGGTCGAGATCGTGAAGGATATCGAGCGCGGAGCGTTCGCCCAGGAGATCCACCACCAGTACGGAGAGGCGGGCCAGCAGTGACCGAGCGTTACGCGACAGTCGAGCGGTTCACGATCAAGCAGGTCACGTCGACTGACCAGGTGTGTCAGCCTGGCCAGGGTCGGTCCAACACGTTCGCCGTGACCACCACGTACCCGGCCAGCCTCAACATGGTCCTCAAGACCGTGAGTGAGTTCAACAAGGCCTACAAGACGGACCGACCGACTGCGGTGACAGGGTTCGGCCCGAAGGACTTCTACGGCCGGTACAAGGCCTACCGCTGGTCGTGGGAGAGGCTGACCCCGTGGGGCGGTCGGATCTCTGACACGATGTGGGTTACCGGCGGCTGGTGAGCGTTTGAGGGGAGTCCCTCAGGGTAGGTAATACCCGAGGGGTTCCCTCCAGATTCTCAACGCAGAAAGGAGTGACCATGTTCGACTTCACGTCCGGCCCGTACACCGGTGTCGGTACCCCGCAACAGTCGATCGGCTTTCCGGCCATGCTGGACCTGGAGTCGGCACGGGAGATGATGGCCCAGGTCCCCGAGTCCACGATCTTCCTTGGCGTCGACGGTTCCGGCCAGCCGATCACGGTCGACCTGGACTCGGAGTCACCGCACATCCTGGTGAACGCGTCGACCGGTGGTGGCAAGTCAGTGACCGCACGGTCGGTGGCCGCCCAGGTGGCCGCCCAGGGTGGCTTGGTGGTCATCCTGGACCGGAAGCAGCACAGCCACCGATGGGCCCGCGACCTGAAGCCCAACGTCTCCCAGGCCCTATCTCCGGCGGAGATCGGTAACGCGCTCGTCCAGCTCGGCAAGGAGCTCCACCGCCGGAACGCGATCGTCTCGAAGTTCCGGGGTCCGGTCGAGGATGCACCGGTCGGCCCGAGGATCGCGGTGGTGTTCGAGGAGATGAACTCGACCATCCGGGAGCTGAAGGACCTGGACAAGCGCCTGCCGGAGGGGAACTACCGCTCGTTCGACGCCTTCAAGGACGTCCTCCTGATGGGGCGCGCGGTCAAGATCCACGTTATCGGGGCGGCCAGCCTGGCCACCTACCGCGACATGGGCGGGGCGCCGATCGTCGAGTCCTTCGGTACCAAGATCCTGCTCCGCTACTCCCCTCAGGCGTGGAAGTGGCTGGCAGCCGACTGCGGACGTCCGGTCTCTGCCCCCAGTGAGGCTGGTCGGGGGATGACCTGCTACGGCGGTCGGGCGAAGGAGACCCAGCTCCTGCACATGACGGAAGACGAAGTCACCGAGTACATCCTGGCGTCACCGAAGGCCCAGGCCCTAGCGCATCACATGTCCATCCTTCGCGCTCCGTCCATCTGGCGAAGTGCGGTTCGAGGTCTCCCGAGAGGACGATCATGAGGTCCATCACCCTGACAGCGAACGCCTACGGCGTCACCGACAAGTCCGACACCGCCCACCTGAAGGGGGGGGTGACGCTGACCAGTTCGGGGGACATCGTCGTCCAGACGCTCCGTTCGTACTGCGGACAGACGATCCGGGGCCCGGTTCCCGCCGGGGGGTGGAGGGACTCGGACGGCTACCGTACCGGCCGGGACTGCCTCAAGTGCGTCAGCGAGTACCGGCTGGCCAACGGCGTTTCCCCCGTTACTTTCGACTTCTAGGAGCAGATCATGAGCGCTGAGTACACCAAAGAGATCGACGGGCTCCGAGTCCAGGTCGACAAGGTCGGGGGCGGGACGGTAGGCAAGGCCTACGAGGGTCGCTGGTCGGTCACCGTCGACGCCGGACCGGTGATGATGTACGGCAACGAAGACCTGATCACGGGCACCCCCAAGACGCACGCGCAGGTGGCGAAGTTCGCCGCCGACTTCGTGAACGAGGAGGAGATGTGATCAGTCGCAGGTTCGAGAAGGAGCGGCACGATTTCCAGGCCGAGGGGTGGGGCCCGAAGTCCGGCCACTCGATCTCGTGGCGTCGGTTCGTCTATGGCGCCGAGTACAAGTTCATAGCCCATTTCGACCACGCAGGGCACCGGAAGAACATCGCGGCCGTCAAGATCGTGAATGGCCGAGGCGTCAGCTCGCACAACTTCCGCCCGTCGGCGTGATTGAGGGGAGCCCCTTCAGGGTAGGTATTACCTTGAGGGAGTTCCCTCCAGTTCCGCAGACAACCACAGGAGGAACCATGACCGCCGCCGCAATCCAGGTCTTCAACTCGATCGTCCATGACGTTGACGGGACGATCGACGTCACCGGCAACCCCCTCCCGACCACCGGCTACTACGTCGGCGGAGCGGCCGAAGCCCTGGTGTTCGACTCGGTGACCGATGCCAACCACTCCACTGCACTGCGCGACATCGCTCTGTTCGTCGACGGCAGCGAGAGTCGCTACATCGGATGGTGGAAGGACACGGAGACCGGACGCGTCTACGTCGACGCCACCGACCGGGTATCGACTCTGCGTGACGCTCTCGCCCTCGGCCAGATCCGCGGGGAGATCGCGGTGTGGGACATCGCGAACGCAAAGGAAATCCGCGTCCCCGTCAAGAAGGAGGAGCCGTTCAAGGCCACACACCGGGTTATCGGCGCCAAGGGATATGCCAACTTCGACGCGAAGGTCGTCCCCGGGCTCGACCGGGTACCGGCAGTCGACGCCCGGGGAGGCCTGGTGGTCGTGGCCGACAAGGCCGGTGAGGTCCACGTGGTGCCCGCTTCTACCCTCCACAAGCTCCCCTCGTCCCACGCCGTGCAGTACGTCGCCGAATGGGCGACGAAGGCCAACCGCAACCCGTCGGACGTCTATATCCCGGAGAACCTGCGATGAAAGCCCTGATTCTGTTCGCCGTCCTCGCCTTCCTGGTGCTGAGTGCAATCATGCGGAGCCCAATGTGAACGAAGAGCGCAAAGCGGTAGTCCGGTACCTCCGGTCGATGATGATCGAGGCACCCGTAGGTGAGGCCGAGGAGCACGTAAATAACGTCCTGATGGCCATCGCTATGGATATCTCTCGCGGGGTTCACCGAAGGAGCAAGGCGTGAATTGGTGCGGTTTCTGCGGCGACGAATTCGCTCCGGTGGAATACAACCCGGGCAGTTTCGACGAGGTGAATTACTGTTCACCCGACTGCGAGGAGTCCGCCCAGGAAGTGGATGAGAACGCTGAAGCCTACCTCCAGGCGCGTTATGGCGGAGCCCCGGTGAATTAGAATTCACCTCACGCTTGAACGGGCCCTCACTTATCCAGTGAGGGCCCGTTTTGATATGTAGTCCGCGGCGGACAGCATCAGCTTCGGATCGTCCAAGAACATGCCCAGCCCGGCATTGCATTTCGTGCAGAGCACGCCTCGAATCACGCCGGTCGAGTGGTCGTGATCTACGCACAGCCTGACGGTCGAGCCGCAGATCTCGCAGGACTTCCCCGCCCGGTACTCCGCGGCCTCAAGAAGAGTGAGCCCGTGAGGCCTGCGGATCTTGGCCGCCGTGTTCCCGCGATTCATCCTCGCGGCCACGCGACATCTCCACCGCCCCTTGTCGGCCTTGAGCCGCACCGGTCCGCAGTTCGCGCAGACTCCGGTGCGGCTCTCTTCGTTAATCTCGGTCAGCCGGTGCACCCATTTACCCATGAGTAAATTGTACCCCCCCGAGGGGGGCCGCTTTCGTGCGTCTACGGGCAGGCTCCGTGTTCCGCCCAGATAACCAGGTCGCCGTACTCCACGGACGCATACGTGCCAGGCTCGCACGGTCGCCCGCAGCGGTCGCAGGGAGGGTCAGAACGGCGCTTCACCGCACTGGGGACACCAGAGGGCCCCGTCGAGTGCCCCAAGAAAGCTACTGAAGGGGCCACAGGCGGGCTGGACGGGCCTTTTGGGGGCCCGGCCTCACCCCCCTTCTGCGGAGCCGCCAGACGGGCGCCTACGGCTTCGCAGCGATGAGTCCCGACGACGTGAGGCGGCGTCGGCCCGTTGAGCCCGCCCAGGATCTCGTGCCGGGCGCCGCTCAGGTTCATTCCGTCCACGCTCCACAGCTCACGTCCGGCGAGGAGCGCGGCTACAGCTTCCTGGGCGTCCAGCTTCTCCGGATCACACCGCACGTCCAGGTTCGCCACCTTCACCGTGAAGAGGGTCCGTCCACATCCTCGGCAGGGTTCAACCTTGATCATTTCTTCCTTTCACTCTCGCACTAAACCCCCAACCCAGCGCCCCTACGGGGCGCGCTGGGGAGGTTTAGGAGGTTTCGCTAGAGGTTTAGTTTTTAGGGCCAAACCTTTAGTGCAGGTCAGAGATGGTTTCGCTAGAGGTTTAGCCGAGGTTTAGGAGGTTTCGTTGGGAGGTTTAGTTGTACCCTGCAAAACCTCCGGAAAAACCATCGTTCGATCTTGGTCGGAGGTGGTGTTGCGGTTCCTCCTGGGCGCACTCCGATCAACCCACGACTCCCCCAGGGCGACCTCTCGCGCGATGACCGCAACCCCCGCCGGAGTGATGAACCAGCCACCCTTCGGCGTCGGCTGCTCGGCCAGAGCGGGCACCTTCTTCGCCATTTCGACCAGCTTCCCCCGCACCAGGGGGCCGTTCGTGAACTTCTCGTGGATCACGTCGTTCATCCTCGCGGCCATGCCAGCCGGGGACGTCCCCCGGTGCTCGAAGAACGCCAGGTGCTTCAGGTAGGTCATCTGCTTCTCGGTCACATCGGGGAGTGACAGCGGAACGTCCTCCGCTTCGTCGTGCACGTCGTGAGCCTCGGCCGGAACCGGCACGAGGGAGGTCAGCGGGTCGTCGAAATAGTCCGTGCCGACCACGTGCGGAATTAGTTCGAGGGTCAGGAAATCCGTTTCCGCTACGGCATCCTTCTGCTTTCCGTGTTCGCCCCCGGTCGACAGGGTGACTTTCATTCCGTCGACTTCTTTGTCGATCACGATAACCGTATCGGCTGCGGCGTAAAGCATGGACGAGCCGCGCATTCCGGCGCCACCCTTTTTACCGAAGTGATGGACGGTGAGAACGCAGGCGCCGGAAACTTCTCGGATCCGGTGCAGCACGTTGATAACCAGGTTGACTTCCGAGGTGTTCTCGTCGATGCCGACAGTACACATGGCCTGCGTGTCGAACACGACAAGCCCGAATCCCCGTCCCGCCCCCTCTTCCTCCTTGAGGTAGGAGATGAGCGCGGGCATTTCCTTGAGGGTGTCGCCTAGTTGGAGGGGTGCCGGGTAGATCATGACCTGTTTGACTTCCTGGTCATGCTGCTTCTCCCACGCTGCCCGGCGGTCGGCGTACGAACCGGCCCCCTCTGCGATGACCAGGAGGGTGCGCCCAGAGGTCATGCGCCGCCCGTGGTAGTCCATGCCGTCCGATCCATACCGGAACGCCAGGTCCGCGGTGACGAACGACTTGAACGTGCCGGACGGTCCAGCGATCCACGCGAGGGTGTTGCGGAAGAGCAGACCCTGCACGATGGGCGTCCGTACCGACTGCTCGAAGGCGTGAATCTCGCTGACCCGGGGCTTCAGCTTCAGGTCGCGGAAAGCTTCGGCGTCGGCCGGTAGGGCGCCGGACAGTTCCGCTTCCTGCTGTTCGTTCTGAAACTCGCGGCGTGCCTGGTCGAGGATCCGAAGGCGCTGCTTCTCTTCGTCGATAACCTGCTTCAGCGGCTGGTTCTTGAACGTCTCTTCAGCTTCCGGGGGCAGGAAAGGCTCCCCCCAACCGTCGGGCCGGAAAGGGGAGAGCTGTGACCCGGGGTTACCGTCCCGGTCTATGGTCGGCGAGTACAGCTTCACGGGTCGTTGGCCTCTCTAGGGCTTCTTGTGGCTTCCGGGGCACAGGGACCCGAAGGGTACGATGTGTCGGGCGATGAGCGGGCCCGACGGGTAGGACGCCACGGTTACCTGATGCCCGCACCCCGGGCACGCGACGAGCGGCGCTTTCGTCTTGAACGCCGCGAGCCTACTAGCGTACGGCGTCACCTTGGAGGGCTTCCGCCCCGAACCGTCGCATGCGGCGATCGAGTTGGAGTGCCGTCCCCGCTCGTGGAAGATCAGGCGCCCGTCCTCGACCAGTCCCACCACGAAGTGGCAGACCCGGCAGTAGCCTTCGCCGAACTCCGAAAGGATCACAGCAGCCCCATCCGTTCGTAGGCTTCAGCGATCGCTCGCGGGGGCCGGAAACCGTCGGCCGTGACCGGGCGTCCGTCCTCATTCTCCTGGAAGGTCGTCTCCCAGTGGTCGGCGCAGCGGGCGGTTCGTGCCCAGTCGTCGCACGAGGGGCACGGGTTGGGGTGGTTGTACTTGAAGCCCCCGCCGTCCTGGATGACCTGGATCATGGGGCGGGTCGTGCCGCGGACGGTTACCTGCCCGCGGGCGACGATGACCGTCAGACCGAGCTCGTCGTTCGTATACGACCCGATAATCTCCGTCTGGTAGTGCTGGTCGAGATACATTTCGATCTCGTCGACCAAGGCCGGGTCGAAGCTAGGGCGTGGGATCTTCAAGGGATACTCCCAGGTGGGCGGCGATGCGTTCGACGAGGCGGTTGGTCTCGACGTCTTCCAGGTAGTCACGGTTGAGGATCAACCGGTCCATCTCGGCCGCCCGGTTGGACGCCATCATGATGATCGGGCCGGTGAACGCCGCTTCGGCCGACATGAACAGGTTGGCCAGGACGAACGGGTAGGAATCCCAGTGGGCGAACCAAGCCACGGTGTTGAGCACAAACCACACGGCGAGGAAGATTCCCTGGCCGATGACAAACTTCCAGGATCCGACTACGGAAGCCAGGCGGTCCGCCGCCCGGTCCCCGATAGTGACACGTTGCACGACTTCACTCCGTTCCGGCCATGAACTCTGCCACGGCCAACACGTCCATGATGTCGTACTCTCCCGGCCCGTTGGCTTTCATCCACGCTGCGGCGGCGTTGAGCAAGGTCATGCGGTCCGCTATGACCGAGTCGGTATCGAGTGGCGTCAGCTCGCGGAGCTGGCGTCTGAGGGCTTTCTCAGGCTTCGACGACACGCCACGCCTCCAGGTCTGAATCCCAGCGGACGGCGGCGGAGTTACCTTCGATGTACTCCATCAGGCCCAGCGCCCCGACGTCTTCCCCGTTCTCCTCCAGGGCGTTAAGCGCCTTCACCAGATTCACGTACAGCCCTGCCGTCTTGTGATTCATCGAGGACCTTCTCTCGCCACTCTGCCGCGCAGTCCGGACAGATCAGGGGGGACGCGGACCAGCCGCGTGCGACTGCCTCATTGTAGGCCGAGGTGAAGTCGAGGAAGTGCGGGGAGTCGCTGCTGTTGGTGATCGCCGGGCGCGAACATCCGAGCCATCGCTCACACGGGTCGCACCGGACTTGGAAGAAAGTAAGGATCGTCACGGGTAATACCTCCGTGTTACCTCGGGGGATGGGGTGGTGATGCCTCGGGAGGTGCCGTTAGTACCCGCGCTTGTCGAGGTACTCGGCCAGGGACTCGCGGACTACGGCCGCCGCGGAGACGTCCTTGCCCTTGGCGATGTCCTCGACCAGGGCCTTTACCGTCTTGGGCAGCTTGAGTACGATCTGGTCGTCGTTGACTCGGACCCGCTTGCCGGGGGTCGAGAGGCTGGCGATAGCAGCCTTCGTGTCGAGCGTCATGGGTATTCCCTTCGTGTTACGTGGGGTGATGCCTTCATCATACCCCGGGTGTCACCACCCAAACCGCTACACTAACCGGACATCCTGAGAGGGGGCACCGTGGAGACTTCTGATCTTGTGTGGGCGGGCTTGATCGCCGCCGGTAGCGGCTTCGAGGCCTACGCTCTGGCCAACGGCAAGGCCAGCGATACACTGTCCGAGACGACCCGTCGGCTCTTTCACACGCGCACGCGCGTAGGAAGGGTGGTGTTCGTCGGGACATGGGCGGCCTTCGCCTCCTGGTACCTCATCCACATCACGAAGGAGAACTAGTGCAGTACACCAAGCGACTTCTTGAGCTTGTCTTCATCGCCTTCCTCGGCTCAGCCGTCCCTGCCCTCCTGGCGGGCGAGCTGACCAAGGCCGGTCTGTCCGGTGCCGTCGCCGCGGGTGTCGCCGCCGCTTACGGTGTGGTCGTCAAGCAGATCGGCGACCCGACCAAGCCGACCATCGCGAAGTGAGCACTCCGGGTCCGACGTACTGCGCTGAGTGCGGAGCCCCGAATCCTCCGGGCGCCTCGGTCTGCGTCGCGTGCGGTAAGATGCTCAACCCGTAAAACCCCAGGTCAAAGCCTCCTGATCGTCCGGTCGGGGGGTTTTGCCGTTCCTTTGCCAACTATCCGTTTCGGGGGAACACCAGGGGGGATACTTGAGTTGTGAGCGCAACCCCCGGCAGGCCGGAAGGTGAAGGCAGACCACCCTCCCAGTCCGCCGGGGCCCAGTCTCCTTAGCTCAGTAGGCAGAGCGCCGGTGTGAAGTACCGGGCGCACAGGTTCGAATCCTGTAGGAGACACGGAAAGGAGTCCGACATGGCCTGTCCCGGTCACTGCTGGGTCCGTATGTACGCAGACGGCGTCTGGTTCCTGCTTTGCCTCAACTGCGGCGAACAACGCCCCGAGTAAGGAGACGTCATGGCGCTGACCGACCCCGTCTACATCGCCCGCCGCAAGAAGGTACTCGACCAGATCGCAGCCCACCCCGAAACACATAGCCAGATGGTGTGGGAGAACGGCTGCGGCACGGTTCGCTGCGTCGCCGGTTGGGCGATCCACAACGAGCTCCCCGAGGGGGCGCCGATCCGGTGGATCTTCGACATCAAGGGGTACGAGCGCGCTGGATATGCGATCGTCGCTGCCGACCTCCTCGGCCTGGGCTACTACGAGGCCGAGGAGCTGTTCCGCGACGCTAACGACGACGAAGCCGTGAACCTGCTCGAGCAGTACGTGCAGCGCCCCGCCGACGTCCAGCACCTTCCCGGATACGGAGAGAGCAATGAATGAGGACTTTTACCCCGGCGACCAGTACCTCAACGCCCACGGCAACCCGGTCGAGATCGTAGCCGTCGACACGGTGGCCGACGGCTATATCAGGGTGGTCGTGTACCGCCACAAGGGCATGAGCCACCTGCACATCCGTCAGGCCATAGACCTGGCCGACTGGACTTTCGTCCCCCACTAGGGAGAACCGTGAGCGGTACCCGCAAGCAGGAGCGGACCTGGGAGTATCTTCGCCAGACCGGTCGCCCCTCTCTTCTCAGGAACGACAGCAAGGAAACCCGGTACGCGACCAGCAAGGTCCGCAGCTTCGCGGCCCGCGGCATGTCGTACACCCAGATGGCCGACCAGCTTGGGATGTCTCGTGACAACCTGACAAGGCTGGGCGGCCGGGTCGATACCCCCGCTATCCGTCGGTCCACGTTCGAGGACATCCTCAAGCTGAAGTTCGACGACAGCGACCTGTCGGGCCACGTCCCCTTCCTGGGGGCCCAGCGCCGCCTTCAGGGGCTTCGCGCCGACGGCTACCCCTACACCTTCCTCTGCGAGCAGATGGGCCACAAGCGGAACTCTCCGCGGTTGCAGCGCATCCTGCTCGGTGAGCGGTCGGGTGGCGGCCAGGTGAAGTCCATCACCGGCATGACCGCCCGGCAGATCGAGGTGATGTACGACAAGCTTTCGGGTGTCAACCCGCTGCATGTCGGCGTCAGTCAGTTCGGCGTGAACGTGTCGAAGTCTCGGGCCCGCAACCTGGGGTATGCCCCGTCGAACGTCTGGGATCTCGACACGATCGACGACCCGGACGCTATCCCCGAGTGGACTGGTGCGTGCGGAACCGAGCTCGGCTTCCAGATCCACAAGCGTGAGCGGATCCCGGTGTGCACCCCATGCAAGGCCGCCGGGCCGGGAAGCTACCGGTTCCGCGGGGACTGGCTTCGCGCCCTGAGGGAGAAGCGCGGCTGGTCGCAAGGCCAACTGGAGCGAAGGCTGGAGCTCGGTAAGGGCCATATCCATCACTGGGAGGGTGGCCGGTACGCCCCCCGCCCCGCGCTGGCCGGACGCCTGATGTCCGAGTTCGACGTTACGTTCGAAGAGCTCTACGAAAGCGAGACGGCATGAACGACGAACTCGAAGCGCGAGCCGAGGCTCTGGCCAGCGAAGCTGAATGCGACCGGTGCGAGACCCTCCTGATGGCCGACGCGTCGATGATCGGTACGGTGTTCGTCCGGGCGGTCGTGCCTGGCGTGGGCTCTCGCCGCGATGCCGCGCTGTGCGGTCGCTGTGGCCTTCTCCTTCAGGAGTTCCTGACCCCGGCGCTGGCCGTCAACCCGCGGTTCCAGGAGATCAAGGCCGAGGTCGCGACGTGGTGATCTGCAAGGACTGTACGGCCGAGTGGATCGCGAAGGTCGGGATTGATTCCGGCCCCCCGCGCAATCCCCGCCCGGTCGTACCCGATTCCGGCAAGCGGTGCGCTACTCATTGGCGGGCCGAGAAGAAGCGCCGGAAGGCGGCTGCCGCAGAGAACCGCAACCAGAAGGTCTACGGCCTTCCTGCGGGCGCCTACGAGGCCCTGTATACCTTCCAGGGCGGCAAGTGTGCTATCTGTCGTCGGGCCACTGGGGCCACGAGGCGGCTGGCCGTCGACCACGACCACAAGACTGGCCTGGTCAGGATGCTGGCTTGCGGGCCCTGTAATAAGATCCTCGGGCATTTCCGCGACAGTCCGGAACTGCTGCGTGCGGCGGCGGACACTCTAGAGCACCCTCCGGCCGCACGGCTGGGGCTGATCGCAATCCACAAGGAGAACCGCGATGAATCTGACTGACGAGGAGCTTGAGGCCCTGCACGCCGTGCTGTACGACGAGGTGTATTACGGCGACGACGACGTTGTTTACGGCGAAGGGGGTCATGCCGTGAACCTGCGCGCGGCGCTCGCGAAGGTCGAGGCGGAGAGGGAGGGCAGAGATGGCTGATCGCTACCTGTGCACGGACTGCTCGAAGGTGGTCACGGCCACGGCGAACAACCGGTACCGCACGCACAGCGACGGGGCCGGTGACCGTTGCGTCAACGCTTCCGAGCCGATCCCTCAGCACCTGTTGGACGCCGGTCCGGAGACCGACAGGAAAGAGGACGGAGTGCCGAAGGAAGGGGTCGACTTCGCTACCTGCCCGCGGTGTGACCGGAAGGTCAAGCTGACCCGGCTCGGCTACTTCGAGCCCCATCAGACGAAAGGCGAACGATGCGAGACGAGCGGAGTTCGACTGGTGAACCTGGAGCTGCCGGAGAAGGTCGAGCTGGCGACGGAGCAGGTGAAGACGCTGGACGAGATCCTTTCTGTACCGAGTGCCGACTCTTCTGCATCCACGGAGACGAGCTCCCCGGAGTCCTCGAATACATCAAATGGTTCAACCGGGAGCGATGAATGTGGTGCCCAGAGTGTGCAGCTACCAGCCGTAGATTCGGACATTACGGAGGATGCTCCTACGGAGTCCTCGACGGCGTCGACGAGTACCTCGAAGGAATCGCCCAAGCTGCCGCCCGACGAAAGTCCTTTCTCGCTCGGCGTGACGTTCAGCCGGTTCCTTCAGCCGTTCAGCCCGTTCCTTCAGCCGGGGGAGTGGATCCCGCCGACCCTGGTGTTCCTTCAGCCCCCGGCATACGAGACGGTCAGGGCCGAGCCGATGGGCGACCTGGCCAAGGAACTGGCGACCAAGATCAAGGAAACGTTCTATTCGTACTCGAACAGAAAGTCGACGGACAACCGCTCGGCTCAGACGACTCTCGGCCCGAGTGAGATCGGCACTCCTTGTGATCGTCGCCTGGCGATGTCCCTGATGGGAATTCCCCCGGTCAACGCCGGTGGGGATGGCTGGGCGGCTTTCGTCGGGACGTGTACCCATGAGGGCATGGCGAACATCTATACCTTCGCTGACGCCGGTACCGGGCGGTATGCGGTCGAGCTTCCGGTGTTCACCGGTTCGCCGACCGTGCCCCGCGGCACTACCGACCTGCTCGACCGCCGTGACGGTACGGTCGTTGACTGGAAGGTGATGGGTGCCTACTCGCTCAAGAAGTTCAAGGCCGAGGGCCCGTCGGCCACGTACAGGACCCAGGCGCACGTCTACGGGCTCGGCGCGGAGAGGTCGGGGGAGCGGGTCAAGTCGGTCGCGATCGTCGGTCTGCCGCGCGCTGGCAGCTCTTTGGACGAGATGCACGTCTGGACGGAGAAGTACGACCGGAGGTTCGCCCAAGCGGCGTTGGATCGGGTCGAGAGGATCGGCGCGAGGCTCAACGGCGACACTCGGATGAAGCTGGAAATCGCAGCGACGATCGACGTCGCCGACGATTGCCGGTACTGCCCGTTCCACCTGAAGAAGGATGCGGGGATGCAGAAAGGGTGCCCAGGCGCATGATCGGTTTTATTGACACCCTGACCGGAAGTCCCTGCCCCTGGTGCGGGGAGCCGATCGGTCCCGGGTTTTCGGTTCAGGAAATGGCTCCCGACGACTGGGTGGTCATCTGTGTTGATTGCGAGTTGGTCACTGAAGTTTCCGGGGGCAAGTAGATGCCCTGGCAAGTGACCGTGCAGGAACGGGACGGCGAGAAGCACAAGCCGTGCTCGGACGTCCATCTGACCAGGGCCTCGGTCTACAAGATCCGGCTCTACCTGATCAAGATCAACGAAGGATCCGGGAAGAAATTCTTCCTGAAGAAGGTATAACCCCGGGGAATCCGGGTACATAACTCCTGTGAGGCGGCGTCACTGCCGCCAAGTAGGATCAAGCCCTAACCTACGAGAGGTCCACATGTCCCAGTTCCAGCAGCCCGCGATCGCCAACCCCGAGGACAAGTTCGTTGCCGCGGAGCACAACGGCGCGCTTCTGCTCTTCTTCCCGACCGAGTTCAAGCAGGGCATCACCACCGCCCACGGCGAGTCCGACGCGGTGTCGACCCGGGTTGTGAACCTGGAGAACGGCCGCATCCTCGACAACGCCCTGATCTTCGCCACCGCTCTCGTCACCCAGCTCAAGACTGCAGTCCCCGATGGCATGGTTCTCGGGCGCCTCGGCCAGGGCCAGAACACCAAGGGCAACCCGCCGTGGCTCCTGTCCCCGCACACCGCGGAGGACGTCGCGAAGGCCGAGGCCTACCTGGCCGCCAATCCGCGGAACCAGTTCGCCCAGCCGCAGGTGCAGACCCCTCCTACCGCGCCCGCCTGGAACGCTCCGGCTACACCGGCAGCGCCCGCCTGGGGTGGCCAGGCTTCCGCTCCGGCGGCCCCGGCCTGGGGTGCCCCTGCCGCTGCCCCGGTCGTTGACCCCGGCCTGGTGGCCGCTCTCGCCGCGAAGGGCGTGAACCTTCCCCCGGGTACCACTCAGGAGGCCGCTGAGGGCATCTGGGCGGTCGTCGGCCGCTAGTAAGGCCGGGTCCACCCCGCCCACTAATCGGGGTGGACCTTCAATCCCTCATGGCGCAACGGCAGCGCAACGGACTGTTAATCCGTAGGTTCCTGGTTCGAATCCAGGTGAGGGAGCTCCTCCCACGTTAGTACCCCATAAACTAGGGCGTGGCCCTCTCCACTAATCCTTGTGGGAGCTGGACACTCTTGGGCCACGCCCTACACCTCGGAGGACATCCGCATGAGCAAGCTGATCATCGTCCTGGCAGATCTTCAAGTCCCGTTTCAGGACCCGAAGTACATCCGGGTGATGAAGAAGTTCGTCGATGAGATGCGGAAGTCGAAGAACTTCGACACCGTGGAAGTCGGCCAGATCGGCGACCTGATGGACCAGCCCCAGGTCGGGCGCTGGAACAAGAGCGGCGCCGGGGAATTCGCCGGAACTTTCTGGCGAGACGTCAAGGCCACCCGCGAGATCATCCGGCTGTTCGAGTTCGACTGGGTCAAGGTCGGCAACCACGATCGGCGCGTCGAGGACTACATCGACAAATACGCGCCCGCACTGGGCGGGGACGACTCCGAGTGGAACCTGTCCCGCCTCTTCGAGATCAAGGGCAAGAAGAACATCCTCCGCGCCAAGCCGTTCAAGATGGCACCCGGATGGATCGCAGCGCACGGCGACGAAGGCGGCCTCAATCAGGTGTCTGGCCGTACGGCTTTCGGCCTGGCGAACCGTTGGGGCGAGTCGGTGGTCTGCGGGCACACGCACCGCGCCGGTTCGGTTTCGACCACGATCGGCATGCAGGGCTCGCGTCGCCGGATCACCGGCATGGAGGTCGGTAACGGAATGCTCGAGGCGTCCGCGACCTATATCAAGTCCGCGGCGCCCAACTGGCAGAAGGCTTTCGGCTTGTTCGTGGTCGACGGACGCCAGACTTACGACCAGCTCGTCATGATGACACCGTCGTGCCGGTTTACCTACGATGGGCGCGTCTACAAGCCCTAGACAGGCCTAAGGTTGACTGTGACCTGGTCATACTCGTCTAGGTCATAGTCAACTCGACTGGAGTAACCATGAGTAGCGAAGGTCACCCCCCGACACCCGAGCCGCCCAGCCCAAACGGCCGACGGCGGCAGTGCGTATCAGCTTTCCTGGTCGGCGCCCTGCTCGGCACCGGTGTCGCCCTATCCCCTCGGGCGTTCGCGGCCACCCCCTCTCAGGATGCCTGCCATACCATCAACGACTCCACCCCGGTCGGCGACTGCGGGCCGTTCAGGCAGCTCTACAGCGAGTCGTTCAACGCCCAGCAGGTCCCGCTCGGCCGGTTCAAGAACTGCGCCGGAGACGGCGACTTCAAATGCGCTGGACTCTCAGGGACCCGATACTACGGCTCTCTGGGCGCCTATCCTTCAGGCTGGGCGGACACCGCGACATCCGGCGCCGACGGTAATGGTGGGCGGACGTTCGGTGGCTACTACCGCCCCGAGGACACCACGTCGGTCATCAGGACCGCGTCCGGTGACGGCCAGCTCAAGGTCCACATGTTCCGCCCCGCGGCTGGCGGCTCGAATCACGTCTCCGCCCCGGTGCCCCTGAAGTGCATGAACCTGCGCTACGGGAAGTTCACCGAGCGGACCCGGGTGTCATCGGTGGCCGTCGACGGTTTCAAGATGGCCCACCTGCGGTACACCCCCAACGAAGTCGACTTCCCCGAAGCGGGCGGCAACTTCAAGTCGGACCCCATCTCGGTTTTCACCCACGGATTCAGCGAGTCCGCGGGGGACCTGCTGCCCAACGCGGCGTGGACCGGATGGCACACCTACTCCCAGGAGATCGTTCCCGGGCGTCTGCGGTTCTACATCGACGGAATCCTGAAGAAGACGGTCAACGCCGACTTCCCGGACGCCGCCGATTGGGTCCTGCAAAACGAATCGGCCCTCGGCGGCGGTTACGCGGCCAAGGGGTCCTCGGTTGACATCTACACCACGGGTGTCGCCTGCTACAAGTACTAGCCCTAGGAGAAAAGATGATTCCCACCGTCCTGGCATCCTTCCTGATCGGCATCTATACCCTGGCCATCGTCGCTACCGTCACGTCGATCGGCAAGGAGCGTAAGACGGTCACCACCCCGAAGCAGGCTGCGGTTTGCGTCGTCGCCTATGTCGCCCTGATCGCCCTGCTCGTCATCGGCATGGTCCGTGGCTAAGAAGTGTCAGGCCGGTCATCTCCGGTGTGACTGCGGCATGATGTGCTGCGCTATCACACCGGAGCGTGGCCGGGAGATCGCCGAGTCCGCCCGAGAGAAGGTCAACTGGGCGGACTCGGTCGGTTACGGGGCCTCATGTACGTGTGGGGTGAAACCCGAAGCCGGGCACCATCAGGTGCTGGGCGTAGTCGTCGACAGGGGGAGGTGCTACCGGCATGGATCACGGAATGAAGGAAGTTCAGTGCAGTGAGTGCGCCGGTTGCGGGCAGGTCGTCAAGCCCGTCCAGGTCTGGGATCACCAGGCCAAGGAATACGTGCTGGTCGACCGCGCGGTTACCTGCCCTGGCTGTGGCGGCGCCGGTAAGGTCTGGCGATGACCCGAGACTGTAGAGACTGTTCGGGGACTGGCCGGGTGTTCCGGTACGGCACGTTCCCTCGATCTGATGGCACTACCGGCACTCACTGGGTGTCGGATCCCTGTAAGCGCTGCAATGGCAGCGGAAAGGTAGGACACTGATGGCACCGAAGAAGGGTGCGGTCAAGAAGAAGGCCGCGTCCCAGCCCACCCAGGTCAACCCGCGGATCCGAATCATGGTCCTGGGCGCCAACCAGAAGATCCGCTTCGAGTGGAGGAACCGGTGAACCTCGGGGAGTCAATCGCCAGCATCATCGAGGACGCCCAGAAGCGTCAGGCCAGCCCCGGCGCCTACTACTTGCTCCACGCCAACGGCATGAAGTGGGCCGACGTGGTCGCTCTCATTTCGGGCGACGCGGTCATCGTGAGCGAGGTCGAGCGTGGCTAAGAAGCCTGAAGAGGACCCCTGCTTCTGGGGGCACGCCAAGGAGTGCAGGCATCAGGGATCTGACCCCAGCGGGGATGCCTGGCGCCTGCGATACGGCCGCAAGGGGGACGCCCGCATCAGCCTGACCGACATCTCCAAGGAGGTGCTGGGCGTCCGCCATGGCCAGGTTGGTGGCGACCATTACCGCATCCACAAGATCCAGCCGTGGGACATCTGGGAAGAGTACAATCTTGACCCGTGGCGGGCGAACACCCTGAAGTACCTGCTCCGAGCAGGCGACAAGGGTCCCGCCGTGCAAGATCTCAAGAAGGCGTTGCACTATCTGCAGAAGTGCATCGAAATCGAGGAAGGGAAGGAGGGCTGATGGCTAATTTCAACGAGAAGGCCCGTAAGCCCGGAGCGCGACCGGGGACGGCCAACTCGCCGCAGCCCAGTGGTCAGCGAGTCCAGAACGGCCGTATGGCTAGGCCCGTCCAGGCTGTCCGCGCGGTGCGGGCGCAAAGGAGCGGGCGGTGATCTACGGCGTCGACGTTTCGGCTTACCAGGCCGAGCAGTTCCCGGTCGCGGGCAAGAGCTTCGCGATCATCAAGGCGACCGAGGGGACGGGGTACGTCAACCCCCGGCTCGCCGCCCAGACCGCCTGGGCGCGTCAGCACGGACTGTCGGTCGGGTTCTACCACTTCGGCCATGCCGGAAATGTAACTGCGCAGGTCGACTATTTCCTCGCGCACGCCAACGCCAAGCCTGGCGATCACCTTTGGTTCGACTGGGAGTCAACGGGTGGAACCCACCCCTCGACCGCCGAGAAGGACCAATGGATCCGGTTGTGCAAGTCCAAGGCAACCGGCCACAAGGTAGGCCTCTACTGCAACACGTCGTTCTGGAAGAGTGTAGATACCACGAGCTACGCCGGAGACGGCCTGTGGATCGCGGACTACACCACTCCGGGCAAGGCGCGCGTCACTGACAAGTGGGTCGTCCAGCAGTACACGGACAGCCCGCTTGATAGCGACGTCGCCGACTTCGCGTCCCTGGCAGACATGAAGGCCTGGGCGGGCGCAGCGTCCACACCGGCTCCTGCGATAGCTCCGCAGAAGTATCCGGGGGCCGATCTGAGTCACTGGTACGGCGACGCCTACCCCGGCTCGCAGATGAACGTCAACACGCTCGTCTGGCACACCACGGAGACGCGAGTCCTGCCGACCTACTCCGGCGGGGCTGAGGCGCCGACCCTCACCGCGGTGGCCGACACGAAGACCCGAACTGTCAAGTGGTACCAGCACTTCGACATCGACAAGTCGTCGCGCGCCCTGGTGAACCTGCCGGGCGGCGTCGAGACGAACACGCTTAACGTCGCCCAGGTAGAACTAGTGGGGACGTGCGACCCGGGCACTCGGGACAACTGGAATGCCGCCGGATACAGGGGTCAGTTCATCTACTGGCCGGAAGCTCCGGACTGGGCGCTGGCCGAAGTCGCGAAGTTCGTCAACTGGCTCGAAAGCAAGCACCAGGTACCGATCAAGTCCACGGTCACCTGGAAGGCGTACCCCGGATCGGCTGGCACAGCGAACGGTGTCCGTCTGTCCAACACGGCCTGGCTGGCCTATAACGGCCACTTGGGTCACCAGCACGTCCCCGAGAACCTTCACGGGGACCCGGGCAACCTGGACTTCGCCCGCATCATCCAACTCGCTACAGGAGCAGACGTGGCACTTTCCGCCGACGACATCCGCGCCATCTTCAGCACCGACGGCATTATCCCGTCGCCTGATGACGCGACCGACACCAACAAGTTCTGGACGGCGACGTCCTACCTGAAGGCGACCTACCTCCAGGCCCGTGAGGCAGCTCAGGCTGCCGACGCCGTGAAGGTCGACGCCGCTGCCATCAAGGCCGCTGTCGCCGCCATCCAGGTGGGCGGGATCGACCTGGACGCCCTGGCCGCGAAGGTCGCCGACGTTCTGGCGCACCGTCTCGAAAGCTGACAGGTTTAGCGGGGAGCCCCTCGGGTAAGTACATATTACCTGAGGGGCTCCCCTCTTTGTTACCGGGAGGTAATATGGCAAAGCAGGAGCAGGTCCAGAAGCAGAAGGCCGCCACTCGTACCGAAGAGGTCGAGGAGACAAAGGCCGCGCCGGTAAACCAGGAGCTGGCCGACTCCACCGAGGAAACCCTCGCGAACATCGACGACGTGCTGGACGAGCAACTTCTCGCCGACATCGACGACCTCCTCGAAGAGAACGCCCAGGAATTCGTCCAGAATTACGTGCAGCAGGGCGGTGAATAGGCCATGAAGGAGCGCAGGCAGCGCGTCATGGGGGATTTCGTCTCTGACGCCGCAAGCGAGACGGATCCGCTGGAATGCGCGATCGCGGAGCGCTTTCGGTCCGAGCGGTACCCGGAGGCTTCGGTCGACGGAGACAGTCGGTGGGACTACGACCCGTTCGGGGAGGAAGGGTGAATCCCGAAGCGGTCAAGTGGCTCGAAGAACTCGACGAGAACGCTCGGGTCGACTACTTCAAGCCCTGTTATCCGTTCGACGGCAAGCTCTACTCGTTCAAGGACGACCACGAGAATCCGAACGGCCTACGGTGCTGGCAGTGCGTCACTACTGGAGAGTTGCTGGTGATCGGCTGATGCTGAAAGCGGCCCTGGACGCTCAGGCTCGGGGGTTCCACATCTTCCCCGTCGCCGCAGGCCAGAAGATCCCCCACGCTTCCGCCGGGCAGTGGGGGCAGAATGCCACCAACGACATCAACGCCATCGTCTACTTCTGGACCAGGGTCGACCCGAAGGCCAATATCGGCGTCGCCTGCAAGCCGTCCCAGCTCCTGGTCGTCGATCTGGATGTCGCCAAAGAGGACTGGAAGCTGCGCGGCACCGAGTGGGCGCACCTGCACGACGCCTACGGCCCGCGGGTCGACGGCGAGGAGGTGTTCGACGAGATGGCGTACAAGCTGGGTGGCGACAGCCCCTCTGACCTGGCGGTCTACAGCGTCCGCACCCGGTCCGGCGGCCTCCACCTCTACTACCGTTGGCCCGCCCACTGGCCGAAGATCTCCCAGGCCTCACCCGTCAAGGGCATTGTCGACGTCCGCGGTAACGGCGGCCAGTACGGCGGCTACGTCCTCGGCGAGGGGTCACAGGTCGGCGACGGATCGTACGTCGGTGACAACCACCACCTGATGCCCGGCCTCCCCCCGCAGTGGATTCGCCTTCTGGTCGCCGAGAAGCCCCAGCAGCCCCGCATCAGTCGGCCCAAGGGGCTGATGCAGCCCGGAGCTATCTCCTGGTCGGGTCTGGTCGACTCGGTCCGTAACGCCGGGGAGGGCAACAGGAACAACGCCCTGCTATGGGCGGCCAGGGCTATGTACAGCGACAAAGCCTCGCTCCAGGTCGCCCAGGACGTTCTCGGCCCGGCAGCCGCTGAGGCTGGCCTGGGAGACTTCGAGATCCAACGCACCATCGAGTCCGCGTACCGCATTCAGCAACACAAGGAGGGCTGATGATCAGCCACGAGTTTCAGGGCACGCTCCTCAAGGTTGGCGAGCAGAAGTGCCAGATCCCGACCAATATCACCCTGACGTTCGACGAGGAGTACGACCCGATCGCCGTTCAGATGGTCATCAGGGCTGACGGCGCCCAGGAGGATGTCGTCTGGGTGTTCTCGCGCGAGCTTCTGACCCGCGGCGTGACCTCGGTGACCCCGGTTGGTCAGGGCGACGTCAAGTTCAAGTACTTCGCCTCGGGATCCCTCATGCGGGTCGTTGTCTGCCTGCGGAACGCCTCGGGCCACGCCGATCTGGCTCTCCCCGCGGAGAGGGTCATCGCGTTCCTCAACGATGCCAACACCGTCATCCGGCTGGGCGAAGAGCACTTCGACGACCTGATCGACGAGTTCATCAACGAAGTCCTGGAGGAAGGCGCGTGAGCACGTACAGCCACATCCACCGGAAGATCCGCGACTACCAGGACGATTACTCGGTCGTCGACGGCGGAGATGCCCTGCGACTGATGAAACTGTCCGAGGAAGTTGGTGAGGTCATGGAGGCCTTCATCGGCTACTCGGGCGGCAACAAGCGCAAGGGCCGGAACAAGTCCGAGATGGACATCGCCCACGAACTGACCGACGTGATCATCACGGCTATGGTCGCTCTGTATGACTGGGTCGAGGACCCTCAGGCCTACCTCGACTCGAAGCTCAACGCCCTGAGGGCCCGGGTAGAACTGGAAGGTTCATGATGATCGAGTTCGCGGCAGACACCAGCAGGTCCATCAGTGGCGGAGGCGGGATCATCCTGATCATCGTCGCCCTGCTTCTCATCTTCAGCGGCAGCGGAAACGGGCGGGGACGATGAGCTACCAGCCTCGGCCGGGCGACATCGGCCTCACCCAGATCAGCGGCGTGGTCGGCAAGGCCATCCGCTTCGGCCAGTGGCTGAACGGGGACGGCTTCAAGGACTATGAGCATGCGTTTGTGGTCGTCACCGAAGCTGGAACGGCGTCCTCTGACGAGACGATCGTCGAAGCCATGCCGGGCGGAGCTGTCCACGTCTCGAACTACCACGAGGCGGTCTACCTCCGCTGCCCCGACGAGCACCGGGAGCGGGTCGCCCGAGCGGCCCTGAACCTGGTCGGTACGCCGTACAGCTTCGTCGACTACCTGTCTATCGCGGCCCTCCGGCTGCACCTACCGTCCGGGCGCCTGCGGGACTATGTGGGGGCAACCCATCACATGATCTGCAGTCAGCTCGCGGACTTCGCGGCCGAAGCCGGTGGCTGGCAGCTCTTCGCGGACGGCCGCTGGCCTGGGGATGTCACCCCCGGGGACCTGTACCGGTTGTACGAGGATCAAGTCTAGCCCCACTAGACAAGAACGAAGCCCCTCACTGGCCCTAGCAGTGAGGGGCTTCTCGCCGTCCCGAGGCACCGGAACTTCCATCCCACGGGGATCGTATCAGGCGACCCGGTGCAGGAGGAGGTAGCTACCGGCCTGGACGGATGTGGCCAGGGCGTTGGACGTTCCCTGCGACCACTGGAAAGTGAACGCTCCGGCCGTGGAGCCCAGCGTCAGGAATCCCTTCATCTGGGCGGTCATGACCTTCGCGTTGCTGGTCACGCCGCCAAGCATGAAGCCCGTAGATCCCGCGGACTGGCCGTCGGTGATGACCGTGCCCGACGTTGTCGTGGTAGTCGACGGCTGGCCGAACATAGACCAGGTAAATGTGCCGCTCACCGGAACCGTGTACCCGATCTTCAGGTCGGCCGCCGGGTCCGCCGCGAAGAGAATCAAGCCGTCGACGATGTACGACGAGTTCGCCGGAAGGCTCAGCGTCAGGTCCGGGTCGTCGGTGTTGGTGGTCGTCGAGGCTCGCGAGGTAGACGACAGCTTCGTGGCCTGCAACGTTTCCATCGAGGTGAGTAGGCTGGACGTGATCCTCTGACCTGCGTAGATAGTGGGGAACTGGGGCATTTCAGACTCCTACGATAGCCGGGGTGGTCAGCGAGATCGCGGCCCCCGAGGACTGGGCTTTGACGACACCGTTGAAGGACCGGGTCGCAGTGAAGGACTGAGGGTTGACCAGCTCGAAGTTCTCGAACCGGCTATCGGCGTTCACGTTGGTGTTACCGGCGCCGCGGACCGACTTCACTCCGATGCTACCGGCCGCCACCAGGGCCGAATCCGTCGTCTCGATCGACCAGGGATTGGGCTCAGTCAGGCTGGCCGTCGGAAGCCAGATCTTGGCCTTCAGGTTCGAGCCGTCGCCCTGGAAGCGCACCCGGACGAATTGGGCGGCCACGTTCGTGAGCTGGGTAGTAAACGTGGCGATCTGGGTTTCCACCGCGGTAACTCGCTTGCGGACGGATAGCAGGATCGTGTTGGTCGTCGTGAATTCGACCCGGGCCTCATACAGGTTGTCGATCGAGGTGTACCGAGCGAGAACTCCGCAGAACTGGGACGCGCCGGTAGACAGAGCCGCTACCGCGATGTCGCAGTAGATGTCGAACGAAGCGCTGGGCGACGTGACCACCGAATGGTGACCGACCGACGTGGCCGGGTTGATATGGCGCCCATATCCGGACAGCACGTCGTAGTCCGCGGCGACCCCGCCGGTATTCGTCCAGGTCTGGACTGTGTCCGTAGTACCCCAGGTGTCGGTCAGGGTCCGTCCGAACTGGTCGAAAACGGCCGAGGCCTTTGTGTTGCACACTCGGGCGCCCCACACGTAGTAGATATTCGAAGAGGTCGGAGTGCCCCCGAAGCGGGGGCCCATCACTGCCTGGGAGGCCAGCGCGGGGGCCGTGAAGGTCTGCTCGATATACGTCCACTGGGCGGCAGCCACAACCGTGGCCACGCCGATGCTAGAGCTGACGAACACCCCCGAGGAGTCGTACCAGTCGACAGAGGGCCGAAGATCCGACCAGCCGCCGGGCGAGTAGACCCACATCGAGGTCGTGTACTGGCCGCCGACGTTGATCGTGCCGACACCCGACTTCGCGGAACTAGCGCCACCGGAAGCGGACACCCCGTTGGGGGTGACGAGCAGCGAACCGGTAGCCGACGGGTGCGGAGCGGTCGGTGTGGCCACCCAGGAGACCGATGCGTTCGTGCCCGACCAGTTGGCCGCGCTGGTGTCGAAGAAGCTGTTCGGGATCGTCAGGGCCGAGGGTGATTCGATTCGCATCACCTCTCCGGCGCACGTCAGGTTGTACGGGGAGTCGCCCTGCTTGGACGTCCATGGGTTGGAGGCGATCGCCGTCAGGATTCCCACGCTGGTCGCGCCCGACGAGAGAGCTGCGGACAGCGTGGATCCGTCGGTGTCGACGCTCGTCCACTGCCTGGCGTCGTAAGCCGTCGTTCCGGTTGCCGTGTCGAGCGTGGTGACCGCACCTTCCCATGGTCCGGCCGGACTGAGCGTGTAGTCGATCTGCCACTGGAACTGGTTGATCGTCTCCGTGTAGCCTTCGACCTTCAGGAGGATGGTGCTGTCCGGGCACGCCCAGGAGGGCAGGCCGGTCACCTTGATGATGTCGCCCACATAGGTGCGGCAGGCAGCTTCGGTCTGGGCGGCGTTCTTCTGTAGCAGGACCGTCATCCGGGAGAACCGGGATCCGGCATAAGTCCCGATGTTCAGCCGGAAACCGGCGGCGTCGATCGTCTGCGTGTCGGCGAATAGGTTGAACTGGTCGGATCCCTCGTACCGCCCCACGCCGGTGGGCGGGTTGGCGATCTGCATGCGCCCGGTCGTCTGGGTCAGGGTTGCCGATCCGCCATCCTTCCGGTTGGCGGTGAACGCGTTCACGATCTTCAGGTCGTCATAGTCGGGCCCGAACGGCTCGACCAGGATGTCGCCGGTGAACGGGATTGTCATGGTAGGCGTCTGATTGGTCAGCGAATCCGGCGCCCGGTAATGGAAGCCGATCACGTCCCGGTTCTCGCAGAGGATCCCCGTCTCCGTGGTCGCGATATCCCGGAGCAGGGTCAACAGGTCAGTTTCACCCTGGCCTCCCTGCGCCCAGTACGAACGCCCGGCCGAGGAGATGACATAACCTGTCTCGGTCTGCATGCGGGCAAGCCGCTCACCGGCGGGCTCGCCCTTCCAGTTCACTAGCGACCCGTTGGAGTTGCTGTAGGAGTTCGGCTGGATGGCTACGGACACCTGACCGAGGGCCGTACCGGCAAGGTCGGCCAGGGAGCCCATGTGGACCTGCTGGGCGGCGCCCACCGTGACGCCGGTAACGGTGCCGCTAGCGGTGTTGTAGTTCACGTTGTTGATCGTCGCGGTTTCCAGGACGGCCAGGTTGAGCCCGTAGTTGATATCCGCGCCGGACGTGGCCAGCGTGAACTCCATCATCCGCTGAGTCCCGTTGACGGCAAACCCGACGGCGCCCGAGTTGTAGATCGACAGGTCGTTGCTGTCGTAAGCCGAGATGATCAGGCTGCCCCCGGTATCGACCTGGACGCGCCACGAAGCCGCCGTCCCGTTGGTCGTCAGGTACATGAGCGTCCGGGTTCCGGCCGTACCGGTGGAGGGCACGGCCGCGAACCAGCGGACCGAGATGTATCCGGTCGAACTGTAGGTCGGGACGAAGCCGCGGGAGACCCCGTTGGTGAAGGTGGGGATAGGTCCTGACGCTGCATAGTCGGCATACGAGGCCTTGTCGATACCTGAAGCGGTGAGAAGTGTCGACGTACCGGTAGGCAGCCCGGAAGCGAATCCGTCGGCGTCGGGCCCGTCCTCCATAGGCCAGTAGGCTATGACGTTCGAGCGGGCGCCGGTGGTCTGCGTGATGTCTCGGTCGAGCGCCGACTTCAGGACGATATCGGTAGCGCCCAGGCGGCGCATCACCCCACCGGCTTCGACGTCGACATACCGGCGGGACTTCTGCTGGACCCTGGGCGTCCAGGACGAAACCTCGCCGACGAACCGGATCTTCCGCTGGGTGATTTCCGCCGAGTTCTGGGTCGTCCACGTCTTGCCCGTAGCGTCGTTGAACGACGTGGCACCCTCGGCCTGGATCGTGAAGTCCGGGTTGGCGACTACCGTGCCGTTGATTCCGTTGCGGACCTCGGCCTTGAAGATGCGGCCGAGCGGCGTCTCGTAGAAGAATCCGGTGGCGTCGCCGATAGCCAGCGAAGAAGTCGAGTTGAAGATAGAAGTCGTACCGGCCTGGACGATCGACGTTCCGATCTGCTCCCAGTCGCCGGTTATGGACGTCGACCGGTAGAAAGTCACCGTCCGGCCCGAAGCGCCGTTATCGACGTCCAGAGTGGCGCGGACCGCCATCCGGCCGGTGGAGCTGGAAATCTTCAGAGGGAAAGCGGTCTGCGCCGACAGGGTGTTCGTGCCATCGGACGACCATTCGAAGTACAGCGCCCCGTCCTGGGTCGCCAGAAGCCACGACTTGTTGCCTGTCGTGGTGTGCTTGCCGATAAGCTCGGTGCGCCCGAACGATGCCTGCCCGGCGGCCTTCGTCCAGTTCCAGATTTCGGCCTCCAGCCGGACGTCGATATCGCCCAGGATGTCCAGAGCGGCGGCGTCCGGCGTCGAAGCCTTTCCGTCGTTGGTGCCCGTGATGAACAGAGCCGTCGTTCCGGTGAGCGCCGAAACCCGCACCGGGGTGTTCCGGCCGATGTTCGGGTAGTAGGCGCCCGTCGGATTGTCCGGCGTGTAGTTGGCCGTCGTGTTGTCCAGCGTGAACCGGCACGTCGACGTGTCGACCCGGGCGCCTTCGTCTCCGGCTCCAGCCGTGATGCTGATCTGGTCGGCGTAGTACACATCTCCGGAGACGTCGGTCCAGTTGGTTCCGTCGAACTTCATGTGGACCTTGAGCGGAAGTGCGCTCTGCGGGAAAGCCACGGTTACCCCTTACCCATCACTGCGAACTGGACGTTCCCTCCGCGGACACGGACGGCGTGGCGGAGGATTTCGACCAGCATGTTATCAACCTTGCCTCCGCCGCTGCGGATCGTCAGGGTGACGTTCGCCGGACCGTTGCCCTGGCCCATCATTCCGCGGGTAGCCCCGGCGGTGTTCACGCGGGCGCCTGGGGGCAGGTTCACGAGCTCCGGGCCCTCCTCCCCCACCAGGACGCTGCGAGCCGCCGCAGAGGCCCGTACAAGCCCTCCTTGGGCGTACCCTATGATGCCGCCCCGCGCCCGGCCACCGGTAGCGCTGTTTCCGGCGTACCCAGCGTTGCGCTGCTGGGTGTAGTTGACCACGTAGGTCGTGACCGTCTTGCCGTTCAGGTTGTTCAGGTCCCGCTTGGCCGCAGCGATCTGCCTTTCGAGCTGACTGATGTCCGCCCGGATGGCCGACTTCGACTTTCGGCGCGACTGGTCGGCCAGCAACTGCTTGGCCCGGGCTATCTTGTTCTGGAGATCGGTGATGTCGGCCTTCAAGGCGTTCTTAGCCTTGATCTTCGTGGTGTTCAGAAGGTCGGTCTTGGCCTTGGCGAGCTTGGCCGT